GTGCTGTCGGTGAGGGGGATGCAGAACTCGGCGGCGAGGTGAGAGATCAACGCCATCTGAAAGAACGGCGGGAAATCCAGTTCGTCGGGTCGCGAGATGTAGGTGAGGACGACGTCGAGCGCGTCGGTGTGCAGCTGGCGCTTCGATATCTTGTAGCGGATCCCCTGCCCGCGCCCGCCGGTACCCGCCGACATCGCGCGAATGCAGTCCGGCGGTAGCTGGAACGCGTTGGCGAAGTCGGCGAGCGGGGATTGCGCCAGCCGTGGCAGCGTCGCCTGAGCTGTGGCGAAATTCCATGGGTGCGCCGACAGCAGCGCGTCGCGGACGATCGGATAGAGGCTCGCTGCCACCTCGGATTCGACCGTCCCCTCGTCGAATGAAGCAATCGTCCGCGCCCCAATCTTCAGCAAGGCGCGCGAACACAGGTCGATTTGCGATAGCGTCATGCTGGTCTGCCTTCAATTCGACGGAACGAACCCTACTCAGCCGGAATGCGCCCCCCGGCCGGATCGCCGGGGGGCAGAACGCGCCTTCAGCGCGTGCAGCCGATCAGTCGCTGTCTGTCGCGCCGAACTGGGTGAGGTTCGCGACGTCGACGACGCCGCCCGAGTTGGCATTGACGACGTAGATGCCGGCCACCGGCGCGCCGCCGGTGTCGGCGTTGGCCAGAATCATGTCGCCATTCCGCAGCATTTCCGTCGCGGCGTTGAAGTATCCGATGTTGTCAACAACGTTGGCGGCATCCGCGGTGGTGTAATGCCACAGCGTGAAGCCGTTGGCGTAAGCGAGAACGCTCAGGTTCTTTGCGTTGTAGGCCATCGCTCTATCCTCAGCTCTCGAGGCAGCGCAGGGTGACGACGCCCGTCGGATCGATCAGGCAGGAACCCTGGCTCATCATGTTGTTGACGAAGTGCGCGGCCCGGTCGCCGTGCCACGTGATGTCGGTCTTGACCTCGGAGCCGATGGCGTGGCCAACGGCGGTCTTGTGGTACCAGAAGCAGCGGCGGACGCTCGCGGTCGACTTCGGCAACGCCGAATGCGGCAGCCACAGCGTGCCGAGCCAGCGCTTCGCCTGCGTGCCCTGCCAGGGCAGCTCGCCGTCGCCGATATAGTCGGCATTGGCGAATTCCTGGATGTTGAGCAGCTCGCTCCACTGCTTCCAGCCGACGACGGCGAAGCGTTGGCCGTCGTCCGGCACGTCGAGGCTGCCCAACTGCTCGAAGGCGGAAAGCACCTTGGCCTTGGTCAGCCCGTCGGTATCGGCGCCGGCATACTGGGTGGAGGTGGCGAGCTGGTTGATGATCAGCTCATCGGTCTTCCGGCCGAGCGCGAACGCCCCGGCCTTGGCAACGACCTGCTGCTCGTTGATGTTGGTCTTGATCTCGTCGAGCTGGTCGACCCAGTCACCGGCGTAGTAGTCATGCAGCGAACACTCGATCGGCGCGTGATCGACGTTCATCACCGGCACCTGACCGTGGCGGGCCTTGGTGGCGGCGGAACCCTTGCCGACCCGCTGGAAGGTGGTGCTCGAACCGACGACGTTGTTTTTGGTGCGGACTGTGCTTCGCAGCTTCGAGCCCATCTGCTGGTACTGCAGATGAACTTCGGCTTCGAAGTTCTTGACGAAAGAAAGTTCCACGGAAGTCGACATGCGACTGCGCTCCTGTTGGCGACGTGCCAGAGTTGCGGTTGCGGGGCGGGGCGCGAGCCGGTTGTGGAGACCGCCGGGCTCGCTTCGAACCGCGCATCGAGCCGCGTCCGAAGAGGCGCGGTTGTCCGATCGGGTTCGCAGTGGACAGTCAGAGAGGTACGGGGCGCGCGCGCTCGGCGTACCCGACGGCAGGCGGAGCGGTCGTCTCGGGACCCGCGACCTGCCGTGAAGAGATTAGCGCTGAGGGTCGTACAGGCGGCGGAAGCCCTTGCGGACCTTGTCCACGACGGTCGGGTCCTGCTGCCGCCAATAACGCGGGTCGCGCATCAGCTGCTTCAGTTCCGCTTCGCTCGCGGGTAATTCGTTCGCAGCACCGTCGCGAAGCAGCCCAGGCTCCTCCCCACCCATCATCCGGTGCATGACCAGCACGCCTTCGTAGGTGGTCGACAGAACGTTGAACATTCTTTCGGGGAGCCGTGAGCGGCCCCACACGTCGATCTGACGCGCAATCTCCCGCCACCTCTCGTCGCCGCCGAAGTGTTCGATGAGACGGGCGACCTGGTTATCGGCCTCGAACAGCGCCGCCAACTCCGCCACCAGCGGCATCAACCGCTCGGCAGCGAGATCGTAGACGAGCTGTGCCTGTTCCTGGGTGAAGCCCGCCGCATGCAGCCGTTGGTTGATATTCGGATCAGGGCCAAGCAGATCGTGCTGTGGCTTGATCGTGTACGCGTCTGGGTTCGGCGGCGCCGACCGCAGCGCCCCCGCGCCCAGTCGGCGCTCCAGTTCAAGATACGACTTGACCAGCGCATCGAGGCGAACTTCGCCGCGGGCGTCATCCCAGAACTTGCCCGGCAGGCCGGACGGACGGCCAGGCATACTTCCGGCGGCGGGGGCGGCGCTCGAACCGCCCTGCGATCCCGCAGGCTCCGCCAGGCTCGCTTCGAGCAGGTTTTCGGTCATGCAGTTACTCCTTACTGTCCTTGCGGAAGTGGCGTCAGGCGTCGTTCATGCCGTGCGTGATGAGCGCCTGGATCTGCGTCACGAGCTGACGCTGACCTTCTAGGTGGCGTAGCTGGGCATCCGAGGCAGCAGGGCCGAGCGCCCGGTCGAGCGTCAGTCGTCGCAAGTGCGCCAGCACCTGCTGACCGTCCGCCGTTGCAAAGCACCGGGCGAATGCGCGTGATAGATCGCGATTGGCCGCCGTGCCTTGCTCCGCCCCTGTTTCGCGACTATGCTCTGCGAGCCACTCCCAGTCCGCATCGGCACTCATTGTTCGACGCCGGGGACGAGCGCGCCGAGGGCGTCATCTGGCAACTCTGCCGCTGCAGCCTCGATATCCACGTCCTCCCGGATCAGTTCTCCCGGCACGCCGAGCGTCCGACCGAGCCAGCGAGCCGCGGCACGTTGATCCACCGCCTGCATCGCATCCGGGCCCAACGCACGCACCGAGTCGAGCCAGACCAACGTGTTCTGCACGCTCTGCTGAGCTTGGTAACGGGCCTGTGGAGACTTGTACTCGAGCGCCACCATACGATGATCGAGCGGAAAGTCGGGGATTTCCCCCCGCCGTGCGAGGATCGTACGGCCGCGCGCGACGAGCGGCGTGAGCAATTCGGACTGAAGCCTCCCGTAGGTCGCGCCCAGAATGCGTGCCATTTCCGCAGCCCGTTCGAGCACTTCGGTCGCGGTCATGCGCGGCGCGTTTACCTGCCCCAGCTGATCGACGAACAACGCCTTGCGGATGCGCCCGCGAAGCTGGTCGAGGACGAGTTCGGAGACGTCGAACCGCCCAGGTGTCTCCAGTGGCGTCAGGCCGGCGGACCCAACGGCCTTGGGAATGATCGTTCCCGGCGTCAGCTTGATCGTCGCCGGATTGATCACCCCGTCGTCGTCAGCCTGCCAGATGCCGGTCACCGCGATCGATGCGTTCTTCAGCACCAATTCGACCACCTTGTTGGCGGTCTTGACGTCCGGCAGCGCCTTCATCACCGGTGAGCGCCCATACACTTCGCCCGGCGCCTTCAGCCAGCGGAAGTTGATGAACGGGCTGCAAGCGAAGCGGCCTTCGGCGAGAATGGTGGCCTCGCCGGAATTGACCACCTCGCTCTCGACGATCGCCGAGTATGCATAGGCGGATCCGTCGGGGATTACCGCCTCGATCACTGCAACGCGCAGCTCCTCCTGCTCGGCAGTCTTGGCGACGATGGCGCGGACTTCCGCCGAAGCCGGAAACCGCGCGCGCAACTGCGGTAAAGTGAACTCACTGCGCCGGAAGGTCACGTCCAGACGCCCGGACGGCCCCTCCTCCAGCACCACATTCGCCAGCGGAACCGCAGTAAAACGGAACGCCGACGGTTCACCCGGCGTCTGCTCCTCGAACAATAGGCATGCGGTGCCTG